TAAAAAAAAAAAAGAAATAGATATTGCTTTACGAAACTGTGAAGATATAACGTATTCTACAACTATACAATTATTAGAAAAAAGTATAGCATTAAATAAACAATTAGATACAATTGAAAAACAAAATAAAAAAATTAAACGTTTACAACAAGATCAATATAGTTCTTTAGGTCAAGAGGTAACTTTAGAAGATACGAATATATTTATAAAAAAAAATATAGTGATATTAATTATTATTATTGTCATATTGATTATTATATTAAATTATTTAATATTTAATAGATAAATAATTTCTTTTTACATTATATACTATACATGATACTTAATACAATATCAAAGGAAAAAAATATTACTAAAAAAATAAATAAACTAATTACAAAAAAATCTCAATTACGTAATAAAACAAGCATAAATAAAATATATAAAAATCAGATAATTATATATTTAATTATAAACACTATTCTTTTTTCTATTCTTTTTTATTTAATGATAAAAAATAAATAATATATTTATATATTATAATTATATACTATAATGACACTTTTTACACAACAAATAAAAAAGAAACCCACTATGTGGAACAATGATATGACTATCGAACACTTTCCTAATTCTTCACATACACATTCTCATGCACATCAATCCGGACAAGAAGACGATCATTCAGATAAAAAACATTTAAAAGAGGTTATGTATGAGCATTCACATCCACCCATAGGTAAAGGTAAAAAAAACACATTTATGAACAACAAATTACATACACTTGATAGAAAATTAGTATTAACCACTAATTATCGTATTATTAACCAAAATCATATATTTATTTTAAAAATGGTAACTGCTTTACTTCTAATTATGATTTCTGTATATATGTGTATACAATTTAAGTTTTTACCTAAAAGTATAGCAGCGATTATATTAATTATTTTATCAGTAATTTTTTATATTGCGTTAATTATTGTAATTATTAAAAATATTTTGTTGTATCGTATTAATAAGACGAATATTTATTATCCTAAAGAAAACCCTATGGATATACGAAGATTTTTTAAAAAAAAATGTGTAAAACCAACATTTTTAGAAGGTTCTGGAGTTCCTTTAGAATCGTTAATAGATATATTAACGGAATTGAAAGATATTGCTATTAAATATGAAGAATATGAAAAGGCTAAACAGTTTTATACAGAATTAGTCTATATATTAGATAATATAAACGAAAACGATATGTATGGTCCGTTTAATTCAGATAAAGAAATTGAGGCTGAAATTCGTAAATATTCTGAAGATTTAGAAAATTTAAAACAGTTAATTAAAAAAAATACAAAAACTAAAATAGATTACTTAGATAAACAAAAAAAGAAATTTAAGACCAGTATGGCCATGTATAAAAAAAATATGAAAAAGGGTAATAAGGATAAAGATAAACTCAAAGCAGCTTATAAAGAATTAGAACAAAAATATAATTTTATTGTTCAACGAATAGATAAGCTTAAAAAAAAAGATACAGCAGACATATAATTAAAAAAAATATATTAATATATTACATACTAAATAATATATTTGTATATAGTAGTAGTATTTATAAAATGTCAAATTCTATTAAAGAATTTAAAGAGGTGTTTAAAAATTGTAAAATAAATGAATATGGAAATATTATATTACCAGATACGAATCAATGTTTAACGTGTGGGCGTTTTCCAGAAGATCTCTTAACAGTAAAAGAAAACTATTTATTAAAAAATAATAAACGCTTATTAAAGAAAATACGAAATACATTGACAGGACGAAATATTACAGAAAATGAAATGAAAGATATATTGTCTCAAGCATTTATTTTAGAAACGGTAGATAATACAGATACATCATCAAAGGAAAAATTATATAGATTAAGTAGTTTATTACATGTAGGAACCTATTTAATCAATGTTAAAGAAGATTTGTCTCTATGTTATCCAGGAAATTATAGTAAAAGTAATAAAAATGTATTTAATCATCCAGGTAGACGACATCTTACTGAAGATGAATGTAGAAAATTTAAACCTCCCGCTCCACTTGTTTCCGGCGCACCAGTGACGAAAGCGAACATAGAGGTTGGCCTACGCGTAAAGCGAGGGCCTGATTGGAAGTACAAAAACCAGGACGGCGGTGGCGTTGGTACCATCACCAGCTTCGACGCGCAACCATTGTATTCAGGCGCTCGGCTTTGGGCCAGCGTGAAGTGGGATAATGGGAGCCTGTACCGGTATCGCTTCATCGGGCCGCGGGCTGCGCAGGCTGGATTAATACCTCGCGCAGACCTTGTATACTTCGCAGATGATAAATCGAAAGAGAACTTTGTGAGGGGTAGTTTTAAAGAATATTCTGCTACAAATCCGCTAACGTGTAATGGAAGTCAAAGTAATATAGTTGTAAATTCAATATCGGACTGCACCGCAAAACTAAAACAAATATATGCGCAACATCCAGGAGAGTATTTGTTCGGTTCTTATTTTGATGTAAGGGGTATCAAAACATGCCGATATGGTACTGGTATAACTTTAGATAAAGCTAAAGGTTGTGGAAAATCTCAACCAAACGTTAGTAATTGGGGAGGATGCAATGCCAGCGACATCCAATGTTATAATATGATACTTAACCCGAAGAAATTTACCAAATGGGGTAAAACATATGATTGGCCTGATGGTTGTATTCAAGATATTGATACCAAAGATGTATATTTTGCTCCATCATCATATAAGAATAATCGTTGGCCATTACTGAAAGGCACTAAAGAAAAAGATAAAAAAAATATAATATCCAAGGCTATACAACTTTGTAGTACAGATAAAACAGCATCATCTTCTAAATGTTCTATAGAATTTGGAAAAGAAAATTGTCCTCCGTTAATACGAAGATTAGTAAATAAATCAAACGCACCTAAGTTTATTATTCAAGAATCTGATTTTAGTATACAAAATATAGTAGTAAATAAAGATGATTTAGAAGATACGGAATCAAAATTATATAAATTTATTAAATCAAATAACTTATCACATTCAATAGTAAAAGAAAATTATTATGACAGTTTTATACAATATATAAAACTAAATAAATTATTATTACGAGATACGAAACACTCACATAAGTTAGATAAACACAAATTTAAAATGAAAATGGATTCATTACTATCGGTTCAAAAAAAAAATAAAGAATATCCTAAATTAATTTCTAATATAAATAAAGGTGTGGATGTAATACGTGATGAATACGAAAAAAATAAAGATATGATTGATACTTTACAAAATAAAAAACAAATGAATATTCGCAATTCTTTGTTGTCTTTAGATACATATAATAAAACAGAAAGAGTTCGTTACTTTATTAAAGTATTTTCTATTATATTCTCGATTGTAATCACTTTATATTTTTTGTATCTTTGCTTTAAAAAAAAAATTCAAGTTTCAAAATCATCAATGGTATTATTTTTAGTTATATTGCTTTTAATCATTTTAGGCATTATATTCATATAAAATAAAATATAAAATAATATAAAAATATTATTTTATATTAGATATAAAACAATTAGTTATATTAAATGGCAGTCGCATTACTATCTACCGCAATGATATCTACTTGTATAAGTAACGTATTGGTGACAAAACTTACGTCACAAGCAGGAAGCACTCTTTATAATTATTTATTTACCAAAAAAAAATCTTCTTCTAGTATTCTGATAGATGAATATATACGTCAAATTGATATAAAAGAAAAAATTACTATAAGTAAGGCATTTATGGAAAGTATATCTACATATAATTTTAAATTTAAAAGTATACTTACATCGATGGAAGATTTAATTATTGAAATTGAAGCATTGCTTTTGTTAATTGAAAAAAAAAAAAATAAACACACACAAAAATATTTTAGTTCTTATAGAAAATTATCTTTACGAAAAGAACAAGATAAGTTACTTGCGTATGATACAATTTTATCTAAACGATTAGATTATTTAATTAAATTAATTTCCGTATCATAAAAAATCTTATACTATAGTATACGTAAAATAATCTACTATACATGTCAACATATTTGAAACAACCCAATAGTATAGAACATTTTTCATTCGGTAGTATCAGTCATTCTATAAGTCGTTCTATAAGTCGAGCAGCAGCAGTCGTACGCGCTGAACCTGTTATAGAAGGATTTACCGTAACATCAAGTTGGCAGCCACACCCCGGTAGGTTACGATCTATTCATGTATCCAGTAATGGTAAACATGTAATAGGTTGTAACAAAAATCAAGGGATATATTATAAACCAGGATGGAATTCGTCGGTGGGGTGGAGGCAGTTGTCCGGTGGACTCAGAATTGCTGCTATAACGGATAATAGTCAGATATGGGGCATAAATAGTAACCAAGAAATATTTTATTCTCCGGACACAGGCGGGAACTGGACGAAAATACCGGGAAAATTAGTAAATATTCATGTATCTAGTAATGGTAATCATGTTATAGGAGTGAATAGCGGACAGACTATTTACTATAAATCAGGAAACAGCGTGCTAGGCGATTGGAAGAACATCCCAGGCGCAATGGTTAATGTTTCTATAGCAAATGATGGTCAGATATGGGGTGTAAATAGGGACGGCAACATATATCACAAACCGTCATGGAACACCGGCGCCTGGAGAAGTGTAGCGGGTAATTTGATACATATCAATACCTCTGGTAATGGTAAGCATATAGTGGGAACTAACAAAAACCACGACATATTTTATAAATTTTATGACAACGGAGCGTTCGACAACAAGTGGCTCGATATGAGTGGTAAATTAAACTTGGTTTCTATAACGAATAACAGAGAAATGGTTGGTGTGAATAGTAGGGATTCAATATTTCATTCAAAGTTAACAAAAGTTCTTCCACCTCCTCCTCCACCTCCTCCACCTCCTCCTCTTATGCGTTCTCCACCACCACCACGGCCTCCGAATAAAAAAACTTTATCAACTAAAAAAACAAAAAAAGCACCGTTTAAAAAAAATACGTCACAAGTAAGTGATTTATTATTAGATACTAATGTTATTGATCCATATAATTTAGAAACAATACTTAATAAACAAAAAATTGACGATATAACAACGTTGTTACAAACATTAATAAAAGGTAATAATTATTTACTATATGATATAAATAATAATAAGCGCGATATATACAATGAATTAAATAATCATAATAAAAAATTATATCAAGAAATAACTAAGACATTTAAAAAAAATACGACCAGTGGAAATATATATGATATACAAATGCGACAAAAAGTATCCAACATATTAACAGTTTTTTTAGAAAAGGTATTAAAAAAAACAAACATACAAAACACTCGTATACAAAATGCTCGTGGTAAAGAAACTACAAAATTAGAAAATAAAAAACAATTATTAGAACGTCAAACAAAATATGATATACAAGATATACATATTAAAAACACAGTATTAAAATATATTAGACTCATTTTATATATTCTTATAGCCATATTGATAGTATTTTGCGTAATCAATTATATTAAAACATAAATATAGACACAAAAAAAATAATTATTATATTTTTATAATAAATATAATATTTATTAGTATATTAAATAGTATATTAAATAGTATATTAAATAGTATATTAAATAGTAACCTAAATTGGTTTAAATTAATTCAAGGTCGTCTAGATCATCAATAAGAGATGTATTATCAAGTGTGGAACGGATACGAATACCTTTAAATTTATGACCTTCAAATTTGAATTTTTTCATTAAATAGGCCTTTTGTTTACTTGGTTTAAACGTTTTTCTTTCATCTGGATAGTTAAATTCTAACCAACGTTTAACTTCCGAATATAATTCTTTAGAAGGAATAGAACTACTTTCATCCAACTCAATTTTTTCATTAATAAACTCTTGTAGAAGATCTTGTGTTTGTTGGTACTCTTTGGTATATTTCTTAATTTCTGGTGGTTCAAGTAGTGCCTCATCTTTTGTTTCATTATATACATGGATAAGTATAGACATAAAATATTCTGCCCAATCATCGAAATTTTCATTGACCGTTACATCTATCGGAAATTCGGGTCGCGTTATACTTTCTGGAATCCAAATACCATTTATGTCCTCGCCATGAGGTTCCCACGTAAATTTAGATATAAATTCAACTAATACAACTCGTCTCCAAGTTGCTTCATCGTCTTCTGGAAGTTTTGGTTTCTGATTACACGTTAAAATCATTTTAAATTGTGGTTTAAATTCAAACGATTCTTTGTACATAGCCCGGGTGACAATCGTATCGCCACCTGTTAATTCTTTCATAATACCGACATTTAATTCACTATTTTGATCAGGCTCCTGACAATTTACAAAACGAGCACCCCTTGTACGTGCCAACTCTGGATTTGCTACTGTTCCTGCGCTCCGTTTTTGAAGTAAATTTGAAGCATTCATTTTACAGGAATAATCGCCCAAACATTTTTCTAATAACTCGATTAATTTGGACTTACCATTACTACCCGAACCAGACCAGACATGGAATTTTTCATTTCTAGTAGAACCGTCCAAAAAGGATGCCATTAATTTTATTACGTAGTTACGAACGGGGGTAATAGTTAATACTTCGCGTAAAAACTTGTGTATTTGTGCTATTTGGGGCGCATCAGGATTATAGGAAATATAATTAATATGTGTGGATTTAGAAATCATATCTTCAGGATGACCTTTTCGAAAGCGTCCATTTTTCAAATCGTATACTCCATTAGCAAATCCAACTAGTTTTTGATTATGATCTAACTGTTCATAAAAGGTTTTTTCATTATCATGAAACAGTTCCTCACACTCACTCATGATATTTTTTTTAAAACTGGTATTTTTAAGTTTACTAGCAATTTTTAATATTTTCATATAGTTTTCAAAATCTTCACCACCATTTTCTGCCATATCATCGTCATCATCATTAGGATTAGATAAAGTATTTCGATTATACTGTGTTTCTGCGTGGCGTTTTATTTGATCAAATACTTCTGTAGAAATTTTCTTACGCAACATTACACCATTAACATCTTCTACCCAACGGTGTTTATCCACATTGTAATAATACCATATTCTTGATTTACCAGGTAAACATATATAATAATCTTTATACATTTTGTACATTAATTCAGCTATATCATAACTATCGCCTGATTTACATAATTTATTAGTACAGTTAAATAAATCATCTTGTCGAACTTGTATATATTTTGTGGCATTATCTTCTTTCGCCCATAATTTTAAACTAGCAATGCCTAAACCACCATTTCTAAATTTTTCCCATGTTTCGATATATGTATATTCCGGCTCATCAATCCAATCAGAACCCAGTGTTCGAGACCATTCAATCCAGGTTTTTAACATCCGACATACCCCTTTGTTTTTTCTTTTACCATGAAAATTATCTATATTGTATAATGTCCAACCAACTTCCATCCAACTTCTATAATTATTAATACGGTCAACAGATAGACAAGATAAATATTTATCTATTAGTTCAAACTCTTTACGAATACGATTGCTTGACCACGTTTGGTCTCCTTGAATTTTGTTATCCCCCATTTTTCCAAAGAAATTAAGTTTTAATAATTGTTTTTTAGTATGATCTTTTCGTTCAAGTTCTGCCAAAGATTCTTTTCTATCATTTCGCATAGTACTTTGTTGTGTATGGTTTCGAACAGATAATAATGTGAATATATTTTTATTATCATATTCATTAATTAATAAGGAGGAAATATCATTACTATGGTCACTGTATGCTTCAATTATCCTTGTCACTTTGTATACTTGGGAAACATTGGATTTTCCAGAACCATACATCTGCCAGTTGTTTCGATCAATGACACATTTATCAAATATATCACTATAGGAATTATCAAAATGATATTTATCTAACATAGTATGAATTTTAAGTAACAAATTTTTTCTAAACATAAGTTGTAAAAAGGTATTTGTTATAATGTGGGGAAACATAATATGAACACCATCTTTTACTCGTTTATTACCATGTTCATCGATTTTAATTTTTTTATTTTTATCTAAATCAAAACGGGGGTGTGTTTTTTCTAAAATAAAACACCTACGTTCTTCTTGGTCTGGTGTATCAATCCATTCCTCCATAATTTCCATATATAATTCACATACGTTGATAATATCATTCATTTTATATATGCGTTGGGGACTATTTTTATCCTTAGACTGATAATATCGCAAATCAATATCTATTTTAACCGGGGTAAATAAACAATCTTTAATGCCTTCCGTTAATTGAGCCGGTTTACCTTCTACAAACACGTGCTCAAAATATAATTTTTGAAACTCCTCTAATTTATCATCCGGTATATGACAAGAAAGAGGGGGGCTTCCAATACTGGTATGAGTATATTTTTGACCTGGTTTTGTTCGATGTATCTTTAGAAATAAATCTAATGACGATGTTGATGTAGAAGGTTTTATATTAATTCTTGGCATAATTTGTATATATACAGAGATTTTATTTTTAAATAAAATATCAAATTTTTCAATTACGAAAAAAAAAAATATCTATGACTTACTATATATCTATTACAATATTCTAATTGTAATACATAAAGTTGTAAAATAATAAAATAATAAAATAATAAAATAATAAAATAATAAAATAATAAAATAATAAAATTACAAATAACAAATAACAAATAATAAAATAAATTACATTTCAACAGTAGTATTTTCCTGAATAAAGTCATGAGCATGAATTGTATTATAAAAACGTTTTAAGTCTTCTATAAAAGAGGTATTTATATTTACTATATCTCTTTTAGATTTTAATAATTCTATGCTTTGGGAAACAGTAAAATTATAATATTTTATTAAATACGCACATATAATAGTTGCTGAACGACTTGACCCCATATAACAATGAACTAATATATTTTTATTTATATGTGATTGTTCGTATTCACGCATGTTACTTAAATTTTCTTCTAAATTGTCAAATACACTTTCACTGTTTTGATCACGAATAATAATTTGTAAATAAACAAATCCATCTTTTATATTTTCATAATAATTTGGTATTTCTTCTGTGACATTTACAATTAATCCTATATTATTTTCACATAATATATAGTAATTAGAAGCCCCATACGCATTTCCAATGAAAATATTATTATGTATATGGTCGATTCCGGAAGTTAAATTATAGATATCTGTTAGAAGAGAACGCGATGGTCCCATTCGTTTGACAGCTTGTATATGTGTGCTATTATAATAATTAATAACTGTATCATATATTTTATCTTTTAACATGCGCAGCATATACATAGAATTGTAAACATATCTAAACATATATATATATTACTATTAATGGTCATTTAATTTTTATATAATAATTAAAATTATCGTTACTTTATGAATGAATATATAGTTTTGTAATAAAATGTTTACGTATACAATTGTCTAAACAATATTTATATGTATCAACATTTAATAATGTTTTTAATGAATCATACAAGGTTGTATGTGTCGGTATTATAAGTAAACGTATCGTTTTTTTTGATAGCGAATATTTGTTATGATAATGATGTAAGACTTGGTGAACCCTATCTTTATCATATGTAATAGGCGTAACAGATGTTCTTTCTGTACTATCACTATCTATTGTATCTTTATCTGTAGATTCATTATTACTATGAGTATGAATGTTTATTTCCTTGTATGTATCCTTATAATCAAGAACACAAGAATACAGTATAGAGATAAAGGTATAAAAATTAATTGTTCGATATAATGTATCATTTGTAAAAATGTGTAATAAAAATAAAAATAAATATTGTTTATGTGATAACAAATTTTCGATATCGGACAATATCATTTTATACTTACATTTACCTATTTTAGTAAACGCTATATCACATATATATGTATCTGCGAATGATTTATCTATAAGAGTTTCGATTTGTTTCGTATATTTTTTATTTTTATTTTTATTATTTTTTAAAAAGGAAGCATAATATGTTAGTAAGGCACTTCCTTTATCTGTAAAAATATCTATATGTTCTCCTGTTTGTTCATCATAAATAAAATTATAATTCATGTATTATATATACTTTATATTGTTTAATTCTTTAATTAATTTTTTTGGTATTGTATTTATTTTTCCAAATGTTTTTTTTTCTCGTTTGTCACGTAAAACTATTTCTGTCCATGGCTTACCGGTTTTAGGATCTTTTTTTTTCTTTTTTGTATTGATTGAACTTAAATCAGGGTATGCTTCTAATAAAAATTTAGCACTTTTATCTACTTTATTCCAGTCTCGATGACCTAATGACTGTAAGCCTCCAGGTTCTTTATAATATTTTGTAACTATGCTTATATTGTTAAAACGAGGTGTTCCACCAGTTAATAAATAATAACGTATAGAACGTTCATAATCTTCTTTATCGTGAACGTGACGTATTTCTCCTTTTTTTGAATTAATAACACCACATAATGCTCCTACAATATATTTTAAATTATAAGAGATGTGATTTTTTTTTTTATCCTTAAGGGTACAAAAAAAAGGATTGTATACTGGATTAATACCAAAAAGTTTATCACCACTTTTTTTAAGAACAGAAAAACCTTCTTGTAAAAAATCATCTAATGATTTTAATTTTACAAATACTTGGCAACTTTTCTTCCATTTTTTACGATTTTCAGGAGTATCTTTTAAATGTTTTGATTTTAACTTTTCTTTTAATTTTTTTCTGGATTTGGCATTAAATACTGCTTCTTCAATACCATATACGTCGTCATCTATATAACATATTTTTTGCCCTTCTTTAAAATAGTTAGACATAAACATCCGAATATTTTTAACACCTACTTTACCAATAATGATTTTTTTATGATAAGATTTATCTAAACTATCACAATATTTTTTCTTTTCTTTTGCATTGGCAACAAAAATATATATAATAGATGTAGGAATATTATAAGATTCTAATGTGGCTAACGTGCGTATTTTAAGAGTATTATCTCGTTGATAAGAGGGAATAGCAATAACATATTTATGCATAATTATAGTATATTATAATATATTATAGTGTATATAAAATAATTTAATATAAAATAATTTAATATAAAATTTATATAAAATGTATATAAATTGTATATACTCATTACATTCTAGTTATCCACGTAGGTCTGGTATGTCAAGGGAGACTGTTTGTATTTGTATAGGTATATTAAGTATAGAGTTTTTTTCTAATAAACGTATTTTATGTTTAAGGTCTCGTATGTTATACTTTAATCGTTCTATTTCTTGCTTATGATATCTTTTAAAATATTTTTTAGGTCGAACTAATATTTTTCTACATAAAGGACAGTCAAAATTTCCAAAAGTAATATTTTTAAAAATACATTTAGAACAAAACGTATGACCACATTCAGTAGTTGTTTTATATTTAGAAAAACCTAAACATATAGCACAGGGTAGAGGGTTAGTATGTTTTTTTAAAGTGACTGTAGAATTATTTACATTCAATGTAGTATTTATATGTTTACATGTTCGTCGATTATGGCCGTTTTCTTTACAAATTGAACAGGGCATAAATAAATATTATATTGTTTGTATTGTTTAAATGTATATAGAATTATTTATTTTGTTTGTAGTGTTTGTTCATACTGTTTTTTGTATTTTTTATTATAAAAATAACTTAAATTAGATGGCATAGAAGGTGTCTTTTTACCAAAATCAGTAACATCTGAGATAAAAGCATCTGATTGTAAACATATAGGAGGTATTAAAACGTAAGTATTTCCGTATTGTTGTATAAAATTAACGTACATAATATCAGCAACATTTGCTCGTATTTTTTCTTTTCCTGATGTCCAATTAAGAGGTTTATCTTTTCCTTTTCCGGATAACCAAACACTTTCAAATAATATTTTTGCATTATAAATACTGTTTATATTTGTAAATCCGTAACTAAAAGCGCAATAAAACTTTATTTTCTTGGGATCTATTTTAAGCCAATCATTTTTAATGGTTATTGATTTTTTTCGTTTTGTTAAATGTCTAAATAATCCACCGAGATAAAATAAATCATTGTCTTTGGGAGGCATCGGAAATGAAAATTTTTCATTTTGTATAAAGGCGCAATCATCTTCTAAAATAATTATTTTTTTTAATTTATGTTTATACGCATACTGTAATGCTCGTAAATGACCTAAAAAACAACCTACTCTTCCTAATGTTTTGTTTTTACTATTAGACATAGTTTTAAAATTTTTTCTCGATAACCAAAAGGATTCTTTCATTTGTTCTGGTAAAATGTTAAATTCTTTAGCAAGTCTTTTATGATTTTTTTCAATAGCAGAACCAAGAACACCTGATATACGTTTAGTAATATATTTTTTTCGTTTCATAAGATGTAAAGATGTTAATTGTTTTTCTATATATTTTTTTCTATCAGGTCGATTATCTAAATTAATATATAAAATGTGAAAATCACGTAAAGATGGCATTGTATAATTATAAATATAACATATTAATATATATTAATTAAATATATTTAATTAAAAAAAAAAAATAATTATATTATAATATGAAATATAATTTAATAACTAATCCTGAAAATGGAAAACTTGTTAAAACAAAAAGTAAAAGGGGGAAATCTATTATACACAAATATAATTCATACAATAATTATAATCAAGAAGGTGGTTCCGTCCCAGTTATTATTGGATCTGTAGGTGGTATCATGGCTGTAGGAGGGTTAGTATTATACGCAATTATAAAAAAACCTTCAGATGATCCAGTTATACAAAGGTATCAACAAATAATTCCATTTATAAATAGTATAGATATAGAGTCAGATAAAAAAGATATAGAAAAAGCTTTACGTTTATGTTCAGAATGGACGGCATATTTACATTATATCATAAATAATACTAAAAGTTCTACTAATATGCTTCAAAGTATACCATACAATGTTTATAATACTTCCTCTACCGATACAACTACAGCATCTGCGGATATGACTGAAACATCTGCTGCCGATACAACTACAACATCTGCGGATATGACTGAAACATCTGCTGCCGATACAACTATACCATCAGATAATACTACAACACCCTCTACGGATATATCTTCAAGGAATACATCCGTAGAAAAATATACTAAAATGTTACAACTTATTACCACTCAGCAAGAAAAAATAATGAGTATTAAAAAAAAACGTGTAACAAAAAATAAACAAGTGTGGTTTAAAGACCAATACGAACAATTATACAATATAATTGCTAATAGTTTAAATAAAAGAGATTATAAAACAAAAGATGAATGGATACATCTTGGTATTGATTTAGAAATAATAAATATATCTTCCATGCCCTTTAATGTTTACAATAGATATAAATCAGTTATACAATCGATTTCCACACAGCAAAAACAAACCCATCATGAACAACACTTAAAAAGAAGAAACAATTATTTTAAGTTACCTCGTTATGAACAAGAACAATTAGCACAAAAAATTAATTATAGATTAAAAAGAATAAGAGACAATGTTCTTACAGAACAAAAAATAAAAGATATTTTTATAGGTCCAATACAAAGATTTTATGGACGTAATAGAAATAGCAAAAAATTTATTAAAGCAAGTTCAGTTATAGGTATATTATATATGATATATACACGTGATGTTCGTTCGGATAATAATTATAATACAACTAAAACTAAATCGTTTACAAACGACCAATTGAGCAGATATACACGGATAGATTCGTTACCTATTCAATTTGATACGTTTGGACGAGAACAATTAACAGATACTTCGCGACAAGCAAAATATTTTCGTAAAGATGTATACTATTTATTGGAACAGATACGTGATAAATTAAAAGAATTTGGATTTATAGTAAGTTCATTTAAGGGCGAACATTTATTAGTTATTTTTAATTTAATTGTTGCTAAAATAAATACAATTATTCGCCCTCGTTTAAAAGTAAATGATGCTACATCGACACACAGTCAAAACTATCAACCTAATAATAAACGTAAAATATTTATAGATGTATATGATCCCAGAGTTAAAAACTTAAGAGGTGGAGGTGAAGGTAACGTAGAGTCAATGGAAAGTATAGTTCCAGCGGTGGCAGTAACCAAAGTAGCCGATTTACAAAAACAATCTCAAGTACAACCCCCAGCATTGGATATAAATAGATTGTGGGCCGCGGTAACACAAATAAAAGAATCACAGGCACAAAAAAATATATCGGATATAGAAATCGTTTCGGTATCTATAGCAAAAGTTGCGGAAGGACTATCAAAACCACCACCACCACCACCACCAGGCGCACCACCAGGCGCACCAGTAGTATTACCAACAGTGTTAGAAAGAGCACGATTAGCACGAGTAAGACCAATCCCACAAGAAGATTCAGAAACTCATCCTCCACCAATAGAAGAACAACATACATCGTGTTTACCTAACGATATTTCGCTAGAACAATTAGAAAGTAATTGGGTCAGATTAAGTAACTGGGGGAGCAGTGAAGACGACACAAACCGGAATATTGATGAATTAGGGATTGATATAGTTACTACAATGATATATAGATTAGATAATGGTGATAATCAATATTTACATAATATAAACGATCAGGGAATACTATATATTTATGAACAGATGTATACATTTACTGTTGAACGGCTTTCATTATTAGAAAAACATTTAAATGTTGTCTCCGCGATGCTCGGATCTCTTTCAGAAAATTGTCGCAATAAAATAAAATTGATAATGTTTTGTATTCAAAAGTTGATTGTATCGTATACGATCGCTGAAAAAAAAAAAAATGAGGGTAAATACGATACAGGAATTCTTACTGAAGAAGACGTATTGGCCTTAGAGGAAGAATTAAGTACATTGTTCGAAGAGGATGACGATACTGATGAACCACAGGTTGATGAATGGGGGGAGCCCATTAATCCGTCCGCGGCGGCGCATTCTTTCCCTCCCCTCCAGCGCGTGCCGATATTACAGCCCGCTTCCGAGGTCGATCCTATTCCTTCAGCAGAGCCACAACCGGCACGCCGTCCCAAAAAAGACACATTAGAAAACAAAATGAATCGTATTGCTATGATGATGACATTAAGAAAAGCCGGGCTAATTACGTTTCGAGAAGAGGTAACCGGAGAGGGATTGGAGGGCGAAGTGCTCGCCCGCGCTCTTGGACGAGAACGAGAATTAATAGACCAACGGCGACGAGCACGAGAAGCACGAGAAGCAGCACCACTAACACCAGACGCACCATCACCAGACACACCATCACCAGACGCACCATCGCCAGACGCACCACCACCAGCACTACCATTAATAGAACCATCACCACCACCAGTAGCACCAGGAGCACCACTAGCACTACCATTAATAGAACCATCACCACCACCACCATTAATAGAACCATCACCACCACCAGGAGCACCAGCAGCAATACCATTAATAGGACCATCGCCACCACTACCATTAATAGAACCATCACCACCACTACCATTAATAGGACCATCACCACCACTACCATTAATAGGACCATCACCACCACCAGGAGCACCACCAGCACTACCATTAATAGAACCATCACCACCACCAGGAGCACCACCAGCAATACCTATACATGATTCAATACTAACACCGCTTGTCGAGGAGCGACTGGAGGAGCATCGCAGGTCGGTTGATGATGCGCCTCCACCGGCAGCCTTCCCTGAAAGAATAACTATATCTCCAGAGCCACAACCTTCACAACTAATAAACATACTTTCAAAGGAGGATATTGAAAAGGTAATTAATGATTGGAAACAATCACAAGAGAAAGTTGTAAACAACTTATTAAAAAAAGACGGGTTTGTTCCGGTTATATTAAAAACCATACAACCTAAAGACAACTCTTCTTGGAATACGTGTGCCGACAATATAGTTGGATGTAAAGCTATACAAAACGCTTTAAGTAGAGAACTTAATCATACAGGATATATATTTAATTTAATACAACAGGGGTGTATATCTACTGATGGAACATCTTGTATAATAAAATATAAATTAAAAGATACATATGACCGGTTAACTGGTAATTGGGATGAAGATCAAGAACGTATTCAGATTATGTATTTTGGAGAAGAGCGCGCCGGCGGAACAGCGCTATCACAACATAGTGAACCTTATTCTTTTGATGACAAATCTATTGTTCTTACTATTGCCGGTCCAAGTGCTTCGGGAAAAACATTTACATCTAAACAATTACTTGAAACATTTGACCCGTACAATTATTTTCCTAAATATTTTGTAAAAATAGACGGTGGTGATATGCGTGAAGAGTCTATTATTTATGATAAATTATCTAATTACATAGGATATATAGCTTCTAAAAAAACAGAATGTGTAGATGATCTAGATAGTGAACTTAAATCGGAACTAGAAAAGGAAATTAGTGCTTTTGTAGAACCTCAAATAGTAACAACACCCATATACATTCGCTTAAGTAAATTAATTAAAACCGATAAAATAAAAAAATCTATTCAATCTTTTTTTAAAACACAAATAAAGGGACATGAAGATACATTAAAAATTAGTTTTATTATTCCTAATACATTAGTATCAGAAAGTTTAAAAAAAGCGTGTTGGCTACGACCATTTGATAAATCTAACTGTGTATATAATGCTTCTGTTAATCCGTGGAATTTTTATGGTAATAATTTTGATAATGTAACTAATATGAATCCAGCTGTATTTTTAATTTATCAACATACAAAAGACTGTCCCGAGCTATCCGTAACAAGAAGAATCGATGGTTCCGGAGGCATGGCAGCCAAATGTATAGGAACAATAAAATCAGGTGAATCAAGACATCGTTGTGAAGGTAAAGAGTTTAGTCCTGAGCAACATAAGCGGGCATTGGAATATGGATTACAATTATTACGACACAAATATGTAAGTAAAGGTGTACGATTAATTAAACATAATTCCGGTCAAAGAGGAGTTCCATCTAAAAATTATATCATCACGCCCCAACCATCATCTATTCGTGTAGAAGACCTAGAAACGGACATGAATAGATTTTATTCTTTACCACAAGTTCCTCCTGTAAAGGAATTAGAAGAAATAATACAGGTTCCCAAACCATCCGCAGCACCAGGAGCATCAACGCCTACACCAGCACCAGGAGAGTCAACACCAGCACCAGGAGAGTCAATACCCGCACCAGGAGAGTCAACACCAACACCAACACCAACACCAACACCAACACCTACACCAACACCTACACCTACACCTACATCTACACCAACACCAGTAGCAACAGGTTCAGTTCCAGATGTAGTCTATGATATAACATCAACTGATACAGGTTTTGAATTGTTACCATCAGAGGTGACATACGCAACGACAAAGGAAGATAATTTATTTAAACCAGTGTTTGATAAATTACGTGCAAGACTTAAATTACATCATTCGAGTAATTTTTTATTAGAGTACTATAAAGATTTTTTCCTGAACAGAAAAACATTACTTTCATACAGTGAATATACGAATGCTCTGCGACCTATATATAAATATGATTTATCATATAAATAAATTAATAATTATTAATATATAAAATTATTATGTAAGTAATATTATATAATAATTATATGCCAAAAAAAATTAAAATTAGATGTCCACTTACAGGAAAAAAATATCATATTTTATCTAAAAAAGGACAAACTATAATTAGAAATTATAAAAAATATCAAAAATATCAAAAAAATAACAACAATACTAATACTATGATGGGTGGTTCATATACCGATAATGTATCGCAAAATAAAATACAAAAGACAGTATTTTCAACTAAAACAATGGCTAATATTGCTTTAATAAACGGCCAGGAATCTATACTAGATATTATTCGTATGGAATCGAACATTATTTATTTACTACACCCTTGTATTGTGTTAAATATAGCAAACACTACTGTTAAAAATGCTGCTTTAGACTTTATTAAAAATCCTGTTATTGATACTATTAAAAAATTACAATATTTTTTTACGCTGGAAAAAAAAAATATAATACAATTATTTAAACTGGATGGATTTAGTCAATATATAATTTATAGAATGTTTACCTTTGAACATTTCTTATTGTCTATTATAGAAGAATTAAAACTATACACTATTCCTCATCTTCAAGTATTAAAAGACAACTTATTATCAAAACTTTATTTTGATAAACAATTATTTATATTAGAAATTATTATTAATTATAAAGTAAAAAAAGATGAAGAAAAATCATTACAATCAATTGTAGATATTATAAAAAATAAAAATACTAATATAAATTTACGAGGTTCCTACAAAAAAAAAATAACAACTTTATTAAATTATAGACAAGAACATTTACTTGATATCTATGAAAATACTAAAATATATTATCTTCATCAATTGTATTATTTTATGATGACCTTATTTACAAAAAATAATAACTCCTTTAATCCTAAAGACAATTATGAATCATTACTAGATACTACACTAATAGAAGATATGAAACGATTTATAATAGGAATAATGGATTCTGATGGTGATTATTTAAACAATTTAAAAAAAAATATTTTTACCTGTTTTTTTTTAATTATATATTTTATACAGTCTTTAAAACAAAAAAATATAGACCATTTACAAAATAATCCTGATGTTTGGAAATATACTTTAGAACACCATATATTTAATTTGCTAATAATTAAAGATAACTATATGCGATTAGGTGTAAATAACCCTCAACTGGATGTTCATGATAAATGTATGAAGGAATTAAATATAATTATGAATGTCCCAGCATTCATTCAAAATAAAAAAACTTTTGAGGAAATACCAAGTGTAAATAGTGTAAATAATAAAAATGAAACGGATACAATACCATCGAATATTTCGTTATCTTTATTAGATATACTCTTTCGGCGTATACAAACAGAATTTAATGTTGTTACATTTGTTGTAGATGAACAAGCAAAAGGTATTATTATTGATAATAATACTGCTAAAAAATTAAAAAAAGTTCATGATACAGTATCAATGTATTTACCTAATATGACCTTATATAAATCAAATACAATTAATTTTAACGAAAACATAACTGAACGCACATCAGTCGAAAGTGAACAACGCTTTGTAGAAACAATAAAAGAACAATTAGAATACTATATACATACAAAAATGAAACACAAACCATTTATAGTTCGGCCAGTTAGGACACCATTGGCCCCGGAACTGAAATCCCTGCTTAAAAAGAAAGAAAGAGTGTCATTCAGCGACGATACGGATTTTAGAAAAAAGCGACGTGTATCTATACCCCCCTCCCCACATTCGTTGAGTGATCCTCCATTAAGTGCCCAATATGTAGGCTTTCAAGCGACAGTATCATCTTCATCCCCATCTGCTACATCAGCGACACCTGTAAATGCTCAACAAGTAGCATCTGCCGTTGATATGTTTGATGCTTAGTTATAGTATATAAATAATATAAACAGTATAAATAAGATGTTTTATCTTGTATATTGTTGTTGGTAATAAATAAATTTTTCTTGAATATTTTCTTGGATATTTTCTGATATATCATGAATATTTTCTGATATATCATGAATATTTTCTTGTATATTTTCTGCTATATCCTGAATATTTTCTTGTATATGTTCATGTATATGTTCTGTAATATCTTTGATATTTTCTTTTATTTCACTAATATCACTTTCTATATTATCTGATATATTTATTTCATTCGTGCCTTCTTGTATAAGATGTTCACGAATATCTTTGTCATTCCATACATCTTGATATTTATAAAAAGGAATATACGGATATAAATGATGAATATTGTGATAATTTTGATTTTGGGTAAATAACGATAACAATAAAGGCGAATCATCCTTTTCGAAAAAACCACTTATTTTATTAGTAGATTGTATTTGATTATCCTTTTTTTGAGGGCATTTATGATGAGTATTATAATCTAATACTAATGAAGCATATAACATAGCAAAACGCATTGGAAATATATAATAATAAAATAAAGATATTCCATAATGATTATATAGTAACCATCCATAAAAAGAAAAAATACACATATACGTAAATAAAGAGTCTATAACTTCCATTGTAGGCCGCGTATGAATATGTTTCATATAATTATAAAAATATATGACATCTAAAAAAGGTCCTTTGATAAGAACTTCACCTAAACTATTATAAAAGTTATCTGGATCTATATCGTGATTAGTATGTCTATGATGTAAAGTATGAAGATATTTCCATCCTGCAAAACTTGTTCCATAAATAGTAGAACTTATTATACCAATAATTTCATTTAAATAAGCGTATGGTTTAGATGCTATTAATTTATGCGATGCTTCATGAAAAGGTGTAAAATTAATATATAATAATATGCTAGCAAATATAAGATATAACATATACGGTATATTATATTTAATAAAAAATAAACATATTAGTAGAAATGTGTTTATTCCAAATATATATATTGTAGGATAAGCAATAGTGTCCCTTTTACCAATTGTAAGAATTTTTTTTTGTACCATAAGGAAGAATATATATATATATATAATATAGTTATATAATATTTAAATAAATATATAAATATATAAATATATAAAAAGTGTATCAGTGTATAATATAGCAATTATATATCTATATACTATACAATGAATACACCTAAACAAAAATATGTTAGACCAGCGATAACCTATACAGATACGTTACAATCACACGCTAAAATAAAAAAATCGTTAGAAAATTATACTAGAATAGATAATATAGATTCTATACCATTAGGAACCTTTATTAAATATGTAACGTATACAAAGGGTAAACCTCGATTATGTATTGGGGGCCGTTTATATAAAAAACATAACGATTACGTTATGATAAAAGGTCGCAATCATATAATTTTTTCCGTTCAAAAATATCACTGGAAAGAAGATGCCAATAAAGAAGAGGATGACCCTATATTTATTACTATGTTTTTTAAAAGTAAAATAGATAAACAAATTATTTTAATTAATCAACTTAACAATACTATTCTTTCATTGAAAAAAGAAAATGAAAAAAAAACAAAAGAAAATCAATTACTGAAAAACCAATTGTATCAGATATATAAGGATCATCCTGATATGTTTGCGTAATATTTGGTTAATGTTTAATTATTTTATTTATACGTATCAATATTTATGGGTATTAGTAAATAATTATCTTTATGAATATGTGTATGTTTATTATAATTAGATAATAAAGGTATATTTTTAGTGGGAGTATTTAACATTTGTTCTAGTATTTGTTGTGAATTAAAAATATCAATAACAGTTTGTAAAGTATTTTTTTGTTTAAAAAAAGTATATACAAAGGAGGGATAATGCTGTGTAATAAATTTATAAAAGTCTTTTGTATTAATTTTATTTATCATGTAATGTATAATTAGAAAATAAAAAAATAATTAAAATAATTAAAATAATTAAAATAATTAAAATAATTAAAATATTTTTTTTTGTTACGATTATAATGTACTTATAATGCATTTACAATGCTTAGTATTAAAGGACTATCCTTAAAAATTTCTCTAAGAATATGTTGTAATAATCCTTGAGACCACATCCAAGAAACTATAATAAGTATAAAAAGAAGGCAAACAAACAATACTACAGCTACTACCGCCATATCGAGTTTTTTTTCTGTTTTTGTCACACGACCCTTTGAAACAAAATCAATATTTGTATCAGAAAAAATAACCTTGTGAACATCCGTTTGATATTCTATAAATTGATTTACTTGTCTGGTATAACTGTTAGTTGAACAGGAATAATTACTTATAGAAGTTAAATCTTTTATTTTTTGAAAAAATAATTTAGGTATAGTTATGGATTCATTAAATACCATTCGTGTTACTTTAGTGAAACTATTATCTTTTGGATTTGTTTCGAAGGCCGTCCCGTTATATTTAAAAAATTGCTTGTTTGTAGGTAATAAATCTGTAATATTTAAAGTATACGACTTATCTTTATATCCTCCTGCTGATAATTGAGAATCAGAAGTATTTTTAATATATTTATAAATTAAACCAAAAAAAGGTTTTTCAACACCATCTTCATCTGTGAATGAATCTATAGTATCATTAGTCCAATCATCTTTTTTTTTCGATGTATTACACAATATAGATATGCTTAATTTTTGAATTAAATTATCACATAATATCTCTATTTCTAAACAATTTTTTATTTTACCTGGTATATCATTTATACTGTCTATTTCTCTGTTTACATCTGGTTCATTTAAAGAAGGGTATGACTCTGGATCATATTTAGAATCATTTTTAACAATATGATAAGCAGGCGTATGAAAGGTAATTTTTCTTACAGTATATGGAACATCATCTACGGTAATTATACTAGAAGGATTTACAAATTCTATAACTATATATTTAGTTTCTTTATCGTCGGCAGATAATATACAATTATTGCATTTATAATAATCATTATTTGATTCATTGTTATTTAAATAATTTAGTATACCACTACAATAATTAGAATGAGGTGTTCCACTTACAATTTGATAAATAGAAAATATATTTTTATTTATAGTAGCTTGTACATTTAATTTTTTTTCTTCTGCGTATGATTTACTTAGTATAATAGGGGATAACGGTACATTATTCGTTAATTGTGCCATTGTAAAATTTTGATTATTACTGTATATATATATAATTATATTATTATATTATTATAATTATATTATTATAATTAAATAAATAATAAAAATAGATACATTAAAACGAACTGTATATACATTTTGTATATAAACATTTAAAGAATAAAACAGATATACATTAATAATGGCAGACTTACACGTATATGAAACGTTTGATGATATGGATTTGAAGGAGGATATATTAAGAGGTATATATAGTTATGGATTTGAAGTTCCTTCAAGTATACAGCAGAGAGCAATTAAACCGCTAATTGAAGGAAAAGATATGATCGCACAATCTCAATCGGGAACAGGGAAAACAGCAACATTTACAATTGGATGTTTAGAACGCGTTGATATTAAAGTTATGAAACCACAAATAATTGTATTGGCCCCTAACAGAGAATTAGCTATGCAAATATTTAAGGTGTTTGAAAGTATTAATGAATACTATGGTGTAAAAGGAGGTTTAATTATGGGAGGTACTAACTTAAAAGACAATTTTAGATTATTAGATGAAGGATTACAATATATAGTAGGAACACCTGGTAGAGTATTTGATATGTTAAAGCGTTATGCTATTGTAACCGATAAAATTAAAACATTTGTATTAGATGAAGCAGACGAAATGTTGTCTCGTGGGTTTAAAGAGCAAATTTATGAAATATTTCAGTTTATTCCTAAAGAAAGTCAAATATGTTTGTTTAGTGCGACTATGCCCGACATGGCATTGGATTTAACAACAAAATTCATGAGTGATCCAATACGTATTTTAATTGATAAGGAAAATTTAACATTAGAAGGTATTAAGCAATATTATTTGGGTGTAGAACAAGAAAATTGGAAGGTGGCAACTTTATATGATTTATATGAAAAATTATCGATTTCACAATCTATTATATTTGTAAATTCTAAACGTAAGGCGGACTTTTTAAAAGTTCAGTTGGAAGAGAATGATTATACTGTGGATTGTATTCATGGAGATTTAACACAGCAAGAACGTAATGAAATTATGGATGATTTTCGTAATGGTAAAAGTCGTATCTTAATTACCACTGATATTATAGCCAGAGGTATAGATGTACAATCAGTATCTATTGTTATTAATTATGATATACCTCGATATCGTGAAATATATATCCATAGAATTGGCAGAAGTGGTCGATTTGGACGTAAAGGTATTGCTATTAATTTTGTAACCGAACGAGAATACGAAAATCTAAAGGATATTCAAGATTTTTATCAAACAGAAATTCTTCCTTTGCCAGAAAATATTAAAGATTTATTGTAAACATATTTTTACACCCTTTATCTAATTTTTTTTATATATATATTATATATAGATTCAATACATTATGAAAACAAATACTATATATATTATTTTAATTATAATTGTAGGTATATACCTATATAGGTTATTAAACAAAAATAAACAAAATGTAACAGAGCATCTGGGCGGCACAACCACTGGCGGCACAACCACAGGCGGCACAACCACTGGCGGCACAACCACAG